GTTTTGAATTTTTCGAAATCGGCAATTGTGTCTTGCGCCTCTTCGTCCGCCAATCCAAGGGCGTTTAGTAATCGCAACCCTTGTACCTTTGTTTCTGTTCCCCATCCAGTTTCCAGATTAATCCCGCGCATTGCCTGTACAGAATTCAACATCCCGTTTGCAGCTTCTGCCTGCTCTCTGACTGATTTATAGGAGTTATTAATCCAGTCACTGTTCAACTCCTTTTGAGCTTCCGCAGACATTGGGTTAGGCGCTGCCACGTATTGACCTTGTTGATGCATCGAGGTCGGTTGCAACCCTTGAACAATTTGACCTCGTGTCGCATACGTTTGCGAGCCATCAGGTTGATATACAGGCTGCAAGTCATAACCTGCCTTGGCGCGTTCCGTCGCCTGTGTCGTCATTGCCGCTCGACGCGCCATTGCTTCATCATAGCCGCGCAGTGGCATAACCGTCCCATCAGGCGCCATATGCATTCCTTTATCTATTTGCGGCATATAGGTAACTTTTCCGTCCAGGGGGTTTTTGTAATAAGCTCCACCTTCCTGCTTTATTCCTGCGCTTGTGTATTTATGAGCGTCTAAAAACTGTTTGGCGCGCGGGTCGCCTAGCCTGATGCCTTCCATGATTGCACTCATGCTTGGCACAGCCCCGGATGATTTATTTCCGGGTGCCCACAAAGCATCCCTTTTTGCTTGCATTCCCATTTTGTGATCCTGCATAGCCTGTTCACGTTCAGCCATCTTCCGCGCCATGCTATGTTTTCGCTCTGTGTTATAGCTCATTAAACCGTGCTCAAGAGCAGGACCAAGCGCTTGCATTGGCGACTTCGTGTTGTTTTTGAGCAGGCCAATACCTAGCCCTAACAGCCCTTGCGATATGGCAGAACTCCAACCGTTGCCCGGCTTGTTTCCAGTCTCTTTGGACATTAGCCCCGGCTGCCTGAAAGGCGCAGGCTGCGGTTGCGGCATGGTCAAGAGACCAAATGGACTCTGTCCCGCTGGTAAGTTGTATAATCTCATGCGTTATTTCTCTAAATTAAGGGGTTATCCATGATTAAATCTTTTCCGAAGTACTTAACGTTGATTGCAATATCAGCGCCCCTGCTCCTGAGTGGGTGCGCCACCAGCTCTTCAAAGATTGCCGCTTCCTATGTATCGCCTGCCGCATATCACAGCTTAAATTGTGAACAATTAGTCAATGAACTTACCCGACTAAGACACCGATCTAGTGATCTTGCAGCAAATCTAGACAAAGCAGCGAGTAATGACGCCGCCATCACAGCAGTTGGCGCGATAATTTTTTGGCCGGTTCTGTTCGCTTTGGGAGGCAATGAACAACAAGAAAAAGAGTTCGCGAGACTCAAAGGCGAACACGACGCAGTTCGGCAAGCGATGGTTCAAAAAAATTGCGCCCCTGTTCAGCAAAACACGACAGTGAAATCACAGGAAGCGCCGATCAATAAACCTGCTCCGGATCACAACAAACTACCCAACAATCCTAATCCAGCTCCGGCAGCAGCGCCGTAGGCTGCACCAGTCCCACCACCATACTGGCCACCTACGGCAGCTCCAGTCGATGCGCCACCTAGTGCTGATGTAAAGGGATTAACCTTCTCCCTTGGCGTGCTCTGAGTTGTCTGCCTGGGGGCCGCCCCAAAAAGCGCACTATAAGCATCCAACTTCTTATACGGATCTTGCTGTTGCCTCAACCATTGCTGGTAAGCTGAGTCAAGAACTGCCTGTTGCTGTGCTTGCTGTTGTCCGCCAATACCAGTCAATGCATTACCATAATTTAACTGCGTGCTCGCTAATCCAGGCAGCGCGCTCGCGGCCTGCTGTTGCCTCGCAAGCTCCGTCTGATATGCCCGTTCATCATTAACAACATTGAATTGATCCGCCGCCAGATTCCTTGCAATATTGGCTTCCTCCAGCTGCCTTTGCTGGTCATAGTCATGCAAACGCGCACTTGTGGCTATATTGCCCAACCTATCAGCCAAATTGCGCTCATTGTCCGCCTGCGCTTGTCTCCAGGCTGACCCGCCAAACGCCCCCGCTCTTGCAAAGGTTGAGTCATTGCCGCTGTTTACAACGTCCATATAATGCCGCGTCGCGTCCCGTGACGCCTGGTCAATGGCTCGATTGAGATACGGATTATCCATACCCGCATATCTATTTATTCCCGGTGCTATATCCTGAACATCGCGTCCTAGCTGACTACCCCCCGCAACACTCCTGAAATACCCTCTGGATGCGTCTGTGTCGTCATATCCACGGCCTGCAGCGCCTCTTATATAACTATAGCCCCTTGCTGTGTCCGGCGTTTGCCCCGCTACCAATTGCCCACCGTAGCTCTGGTATGGCTGATTAAATAGCCGCTCTGCTTTAGAGCTATAAGAACGATAAGCCTGCCTTAATTCAGGCGGCAATTCCTGCTTTGTCGTTGTGGTTTTAGACCCGCCTCCGCCTCCTCCGCTCATTGCCCTTCCTCCAGCTTGTCTACTTCTGCCATAAAATCTTCCAGGTCTTCATACAAAAAAAACAGCCTTTTGATCTCCATTGAAACATCCCTTAGCCTGTCCCAGCCATGCAAAAGATATATTGCCTCGCTCACCAGTTCGCAGTACCAGCCGCGTAATACGTAGGCCAAGGCCCGGTCACTTTTGCTGCCTTTGTCTAATTTGTTTGCGTCTAACCATTGATTCAGCCCAATTAATAACACTGGGGATATATTCGCGTAAAATCGCTGGTAAAACGGATTGGCATTGATCTCTATTAATGCCGTCGCAAAAGCGCGATTAATGCGCTCATTACATATCGGCTTATCCTTGTCTACCAGGTCGTCCCACACCTCGCACACTTCGAAAACATCAAGAACGAACCGTATAGCCGCAGCATCACATATCCACTCTTGTAGTAGTTGGTTTCGCTTTTGCCGCCACTCCTCTGAATCTTGTTTCAAGTTCTAATTTCCCGTCAAAACCCTTCGTTCCACCCACGTACCAGGCTCGCCTGACGCCACGCATACCCAGCCATCAATAACGTACTTTGACCCTGCCGCGCCTTGCTCTACCGGCCCGGTGTTTTTCACGCAATCGCCTTGGGCATATTTGCCCCCCTGTGGTGGGGCAGTCAGAGCCGCGTAATGTGCTCCGAGTCTGTCCTCGGATAAGGCGTTTAGCTGCGTTGCAATCGCCTGCAATAGTCCGTGTAGCCTGTTGTATAGCTGCTGGTCAAAATCGGGACTACCAGGAACAGGGAGCCTCGGGTTCCTGTCAATCGCGGCCACTGCTCCGCCCCTCAAAAACCAGCCCGTTCAACCGATAGTCACCAGTAAACGATATTTTTTCTTGATGCCACCTGGCACTCGCGAACAGATCATATCTGCCGTTTTGCATAGTGACCGGGGCGCTATAAGTCGATGCCGTCCCTTTGTTGTCTGAGACCCCATGCTCTATAGAGCTGCTACCCGGCAAGTCTGAAAACACGGGAATGATGCGATTCACGGTTGCATATTTAACGGGGTCGCCATGTTTTCCGGTCGTTAGATAACTATCCATCGCCGAACCCGACGCAACGTAACATTGGCCGCCGACGAATACTGCTGGATTGCTCTCCGATACGTGCCAGGCCGGGGAGTTGTAACTGAATCCCTCAAACTCGTCATACGTCGGATAATGGTCGCCAAAGCTATCGTACGTAATGCCTGGCGAGAAAAACTCTACAGTTGCGTCTATAGTTCGATTAACAAGCCCCCATTTGCCCGATGGCATGTGGTAGACAAGCCCCACATCTGGCTTTGTGCTTCCGACCTGTGGAAAATACCAGGTAACCAAATCATTCGCCCTGTCATAGTAGCTTTTAATCAAGTGGCGATGTTCCGGCGCACTGTTTTCTACCAACCATCGACGAACGGGCGCTCCGATTGATCTTGGGCGCGTTCCATCAAAGTACCATATGTCGCCCGCACCAACGAACAAGTGTGCTATCCCAGTATTGACGATGGAGCCTTGCCCTGCCACGCCTACTGAATCGCTTATCTGTTCCCACGTCCAGACAATAGGGGGACCGATATACCTTCCCAGGTACATCGACTCCTGCTTGTACACTACTGCCGTTTCACCCAATGGGGCGGCCCCTCGTATTTCTCCGGGACTATCCAAAAACCTGCCGTTTGCCGCCTGAGTTGCCTGCGATGGGGTCCATTGGGTGTGGTCGTACAGCCCGGATGACCACCACATATCAGGATTTTCACCATTAGAGACGTGAATTGTGGCGAAGGCCAGGATAAATCCTGCCACTGAGATAACATGACGTGCTTCTGGCGCATCAGTTATTTGCGCGAATGATCCGCTCTCTGTCGCTACTAGCAACGCGCTATTGGAACCAGCCGCTATCGTTGCATCACCAAATTGCGCAAAATCCCAATTACTGGCGCCAAGCCCCGCCGACACATCAACCCAAGCATCGCCAACAAGCTCATATAATGTCGCTGCTGTACCGGCAAAAAACCGCCGCCCATTGTTTCTGAGCATGACAGTCGCCGCGCCTGTGCAATCCGCCGGAAGCGCGGGAATGTTCAATGTGATCAATCCGCGCTCTGGCCGTAAGCCCTCCTCTGTTGGTACAATGTTTCCACAATCTACCAGGATGCCCGGGGTCGCTATATCGAGGTCCGGCGCGAAACCCGTTAGCTCTTCACGCTTCATGATATTTCAAGCGCCCCCATGTTGTTATCCCAATACACCCGCTTGATAGCACGCAGTGCTTCATTGTAGGCCGCGTGCCACAAACTTACCCGCGTATCATCGCCAATGTAAGGGGCTGATTCGAGCAGGGATGCATATAGGTATAGGCTGGGGTACTCGTCGGCTAGCCAATAGTCAGCATCATCTTTCAGGTGGTCGAGCTTTTTAATATATATCAGGCGATAATCCAGACTCGTAGTCGGCACGGGGTAAAGCCTGATTTCACTATCAACAACTTCATATGATTCAGGCTCGCCGGTGTCAGTGCCCGCCATCCTGCTGTAAATCAACTCCCGTTCGTCTTCGTACTCCTGCACGTAAAGATGTCGTGCTTTCCTAAAATCAGACGGAATGGTTATTGGCGATGTTCCGCTGCCGACTTGCTCAGTTTCCAATACCCGTGTCGGTATTAAATCGTTCTCAATCCTGGTTTCGGCTAGCGTAATAAAAGTGGGAATTACAG